TACATAAAATTGATATTGATGTAAGCAACTAGGTAAAGCTGCATTACATGTTGTTTTAGGATTCCATAAATTTATTAAAATTCTTCTACTATGAGGATTATTTTTAATTTCATTTATTACATATTCTAATTGATCAAATCCATTATTTTTATCATATTCTGTTTTACAATTTATATATGAACCTCCATAATGTCTCATATTAAATCCATATGTTTCACCCATATCACCTTCTGGTAAATGAGTTAAACCACGTTTATCTAAAAATTCACGTGTTGTATTACCATCCCAAATATGAATATTTTTTTCTTTTAATATATTATTATCTGTTTGACCTCTAATATATAATAATAATTCTTCAAATACTGCTCTAAAAAATCCACGTTTTACTGTACATAATGGAAATGTATCTTCTAAATTATATTTCATACTATATGGTGCAAATAAACTTATAGTTCCTACACCAGTTCTATCATCTCTTATTAAACCCTCATCTAAAATATTTTTTATTAAATTTTTATAATTCATTTCTTCTTCATTTATATAAAAATCAGAATTATTTATTTTTTTTTTATATGTAAAATATCTAAAATATATATCATTTTCTTTTTTAAATTTACTTACTTTTTCTATTTTAAATATTTCATTTTTTACTACTGGAAAAAATCTATCACATTCTATATTTTTATATATTTCTGTTATATATAATAAATTAATATTATTTATATAATTTTCCATTACATATTTATATAAATATTCTCCACCAATAATAAAAACTTGACTATTTATAAATTCTAAACTATTTTCATTACATTTTTCTATATATTTTAATGTTTCCTCAAATGAATTACCAATATAATCTACTTTATCAGAATCTATAAAATTGTTTTTTGATGATAATACAAAATTATAACGATTATCTAAGGGTCTAAATTTACTAGGAATAGATTCCCATGTATTTCTACCCATTATTAAAATATTTTTACCATTTTTATTATTATCACTTGTAATTGTTTTAAAATGTTTTAAATCATCTTTTAATATCCATGGTATTGTATTATTACATCCAATACCATTTTTATTACAAAATGCTACTATTAAATTAAAATGTATCATTATATATATTAAATACGTCCATATATTTAAATGATTTAATTGATTTTTAATTATAAATTTTATATATATATTATATATATATATATGTCATCTGAAGAAATAATATATCCATCTATTGATGATACAGAATTTAATAAAAAACTTCAATCATATCCATTATTTAGTCAATATAAATATGAACGAGATACATATATTTTAGAAGAAATGATGAAACTATCGGAAGAGAAATGTAGTGATACTGGTGGTTATATATATAAAAATATTCAATTATTTGTTTCAACATTTTTATCAATGAATACACCTTATAATGGTTTATTATTATATCATGGAGTTGGTGTAGGAAAATCATGTTCCTCAATATTAATAGCAAATAATTTTAGAGAATATGTAAAAAAAAATAATAAGAAAATTATTATTTTGACTGCCCCTGCTATTCAAGATTCTTTTAAAAATGAAATTTTTAATAGTGATAAAGAATTAAATAAAATAGATTTAAATGAATTTACTTGTACATCTACTGATTATTTAAATGAATGGAATGAATTTTTAAATAATGAACCAGATTTATCTAATATTGATAAAAATTTTAGAGATGGAATTATAGGTGAGTATTTTGAAATATATGGTTATAAAAAATTTGTTAATACATATAAAAATCAAATATTTGATGAAGAAGCAGGAACATATAATATAAATAAAATTAATGAATTATTTTCAAATAGAGTATTTATTATTGATGAAATTCATAATTTAAGAAGTAATATAAGTAGTGAAGATGAAATAGATAATGAAAATAAAACTGAAAGTGAAGCTGAACAAGATAATAAAGAAATTAAAACATTAATGGAAAATATTGTAAAAAATTTGAATGAACCAACTAAATTAGTTCTTTTATCTGCTACACCTATGTATGATTTATATACAGAATTTGAATATATTATAAATTTACTTTTATTAAATGATAAAAAAGAAAAATTATCACAAAAAATAATTGATGATTTTATTTTAAATTCAAATGAAGATGCTAAAAATGAAATAATAAATAAAACAAGAGGTTATATTTCTTATATTAAAGGTAATGATCCTACAATATTTCCTTTAGTTTTGTATCCTGAAGATAGTTATAAATTTTTTTATGAAATGAATAATGAAGAAGATAGTGAAAAATTAAGTTCGGAAAAAATAAATGGTTATATATGTAAAATGAAACCATATCAAGCAGAAGTAAATACAAAAATATTAGCAAAAAAAACTACAAAATCTGATAAAGAAAGAGTATGTAATTTAACTTTTCCTAAAAAAACAGAAACAGCATATTATAATTTTAAAGATATTTTTATAAAAAATGGCACAGGAAGTAATATTAATTTTACATATAAAAGAGAAACAGAAGGAAAAGAAATGTTAGAAAATATAGAAAATTATTCTATTAAAATTTCAAAACTTATAGAAAATATAAAAAATTGTAAAAATGGAAAAATATTTATTTATACACCAAATCATATAGGAGATTACGCCGGTACTGATTTTTTACAAATTATTTTAGAATATAATGGTTATTGTAAAAAAATATTGGAAGGGAAAGGAGATCGTATCAATATAAAAAATTCATTTAATAAAAAATTAACACCTGAATCTCCCGATTTTAAAGGATATTATACTATAGCTTTAAGAGGAAATTTGTTTGAAAATTATATATATAATTTTAATTTAGATAATAATACATTTGGAGATGAAATTAATATTTTAATAGGTACTACTAATATGTTTGAAGGTGTAAGTTTAAGTAATATAAGACAAATTCATATTATGGAACCTTGGTATAATATATCAAGAAATGAACAAATAATGGGAAGAGGCATCCGTCAATGTTCTCATATAAAATTACCTTTTGAAAAAAGAAATTTAACTATTTTTAATTATGTGGCAATTCATGATGAAAAAAATACTAAATATACTATTAATGATAATGATAATGAAATAACTGTATTATATAAAAAAAATCCTTCAAAAGAGTTAGATATAGATATACGTAAATTACAAATAGCAACAAAAAAATATTTAAATATTGAAAAATTAGAAAACTTAATAAAATCAAATGCTGTTGATTGTTATTTAAATAAAAATATAAATAAAATTTTAATTAAAAATGTACAAGAAGAAACTGATAAAGAAAATATTATTAAAATTATAGATTATAATAATAATACAAAATTAATATCATTTTATGATGATGATAATATTAAATGTATAGAAGATAATATAAATAAAATAGAAAATGTTGATAATGAAAATGTATTTAAAACATTTATGAATAAAAATTTAATTAAAAATACATGTTTTTTCATAAAATCTGTATTTAAAAAAAGTATTTTAACTAGAAAAAATATAAAAAATAAAATTTATTATACATTTGATGAATTATTTGAAGAAACAAAAAATTATAATAATGAATTAGATGAAAATTTATTTAAAATATCTTTACAACATTTAATATTAAATAAAGAACTTTTTTATGATAAATTTAATAATTTGGGATATATTATTGTCAATGGTCAATATTTTATTTTTAAAAATGTTAATACTGAAAATATAAATATTCCATATGAATTTATTTCATATCCTTATAATACTAAAATAAATTCTATTTATAATTTTAGTGATTATTCAATTGATATTATTGATAAAATAGTTACTAAAAATATAACATCTGTAGAAAAAAAAACAGATAAAAAACAAAAAAATGAAACTAAAAATGATTTATTAGAAATATTATTAAATTCTTGTTATAGTAATGGTATAGAATCAATATCATTTGATGAATCACAAGGAAATATTAAAAAAATATATCGTAATTTATTTACATCATTTAGAACAAGTACAAAAAATAAATTTGAAATAATGTCTCCAATTGATTTTGATTTTACTAAATATAGTAAAAAATATATGTATAAAAATCTATTTGAACAATTATTTAAATCTAAATCTTTAAATATTGAAGATAAATTGAAAAATGAAAATAATATTAATTTATTAGATAGATTTTATAATATTTATTTTATGTTCCCATTTATATTTAATTATAGTGAATTTATTACTACATATTTAAAATGTATTTTTTATAAAAAAATAAAAGAAAAAAAAATTCTTTCTAATGAAGAAGAAAATATTTTTGAACATTATAAAAATTTAATTGTTTCTGAAGAACCACTAATTTTTAAATTTATAAATTGGAGTAAAAATACTGCTACGAATCAATATGATTATGATTATTTAGGTATTATATATTATGAATATCAAGAAGATGATGTAAATAAATGGGTATATCATAATGTAAGATATAAACCTAATACTTATAAAGAACCTACATTAAATGATAAAATGGTATTTTATAAAATTTTATATCCAACTTCAAATTTAAATAAAAATTTTTTCAAAAATCAAATATATGATAAAAATGATATAGAAAAAGAAAATAAATGGAATAAAATATATAATACATTTAATTTACATTTATATTCGAATACATTACATAATGATGGTTATTTTAAATATACAGGAGATCCTTATAAAGGTTTTGATCCAAATGCTTCTTCACAACTAAAAAATTCATTAACAAAAATTAATAATATTATTGGATTACCTTTATTATTATTAACAGATAATAAAAGTAATTTTCATAATATATCAAGAAATATATATACAATCGGAATATGTTTTGCTATATCTGAAAATAAATCAACAAATGTAATGCATTATATTAAGTTTGGTTTTCATTCACTTTCTATGTTTTTAAAAGATAATTCTATATCTGGAGAAATGAAATTAAAACATCTTTTATATTGTATTTTAGATCAAATTGAAGAATTAAATTACAAATTATTTTTAGAAATTGTATTAGATACTAATATAACTGATTTGTGGATAAAAGAAGATGATTTTAAATTTGATATATATGAACTATTTAAAAATATAGATTTCTCAAATCCTAAATTAAGTGAAGATATATATACTAATTTAAAAAATGTAATGGAAGAGTTTGATGAAATTTTTAAATATAAATCATTAGAAGAAGTAAATGAAATATTAAATTTAAAAAAAAATAAATTTTATAATAATTTACCTTTTATTTATGAAATAATTTCTTCATATTCTATAAATTATATGCTTTTTATAGGTTATATATTATATGATTTAGATACATTAGAATTTTATAATAAAAAATGGATGTTATCTATTTTTGAAAGTAGTCTTTTAACACCTGAAGTTCTTGATATTGAATCATATCAACAAAAAACACGTAAAACATTTTCTTCAAAAGAAGAGTATCCAAGAATTTGTGATTCTGCTTCTATAACTAAAAATTCATTAATACTTGCTAAAAAACCCGATGGCATAAAAAAATATATTTCAAATGATGAAAATGAATAAATTAATTATATATAAAATTATAAATTTCTTCTTCATTTACATTTTTTTTATTTTGAGTTATACAATATAATTCTAAAGCTTTATAATATAATTTTTCCAAAATGATTACATCTTCTAATGCTCTATGATGTTTACTACAATCAATATTATATATTTCACATAATGTTTTTATAGAATGAGAACGTTGACAAGGTAATAATTTACGATATAAAGTTAATGTATCAATACATTTACATTTTATATTAAAATGTTTTGACATAAATTTATAATCAAAATTATCTCCATTATGTGCTATTAAATAAACTTCATTAAATATTTTTTGATTATTATCAAAATCAAACCAATTATTTATTAATTCATATGAACGTTCTATATTATTTCTATATTTTACTTTTTTATTACTTATACCAGTTAATAATTCAATTTTATCAGGAATTTCTTTATTAGGTTTAATTAATTTTTCAAATATATTTCCTAAATTATCTTTTGCTCCAATTTCTATTATTTCATCGTTTTCTGGATTTATACCAGTAGTTTCTAAATCATAAAATATCAATCTATTCGGTTTTTTCATTTATTATATTTAATAAATAATATATCAATTTTAAATCATTTTTTTTATTTTTTTCATTATTTCATTTGAATTATCCATTAATGTATTTAAAACACTTTTATTATTTGGTTTATTTACAAATATATAATCATTTTCTATATTTTTTTTTATATCAATTGGTGCTGTCATCAGTGTATTTATTGTATTTTGTATACTATTATTTTCTATATTATTATATATTTCATTATTATTATTATTATTATTATTATTATTATTATTATTATTATTATTATTATTATTATTATTATTA